TACTGATTTCCTCTACACGCAGCTTCAAGGTGCTGGAGTTCGTACTTTTAGCAAGGGCCCACCCACGTTCTATACGGACACTCCACCAATTGAAACCGAAAGGAGTTGTGCAGCAATGGCACCTCGCAAAGAGTCATTCAAGGATACCCGCGTAGGGACCTGGTATGACTATGGTCATGTAAATCCCCAGGCACGGTACGAACGTACTAGTGCAACCGGGGAGGAACTGATCTATTCGCGAGGTAATTATGGGTGGCAAGAAGCTGGATCAAAAGAGTTTCGAAACTTAGGTGGAGAATTTTATACTAGGAAGTATAATCTTTTCCGTCCGACTGTTCGATTATCTCAAGAGATCCATGGTGCTTATAGTGCCTACCAATATACCTATTACGCTGGTAGCGTATGTGGTGATTGGCAGAACTATTCGTACCCTCTTGCCGATTTCTCATCCAAGGGATGGGGACCCATTGCCTATCAGAGGATGAAGCCTACGAAGCCTGTATTTTCCGGCCTTAATTCAATTTATGAACTTAAGGATGTTCCCGGAATGCTTCTACAAAGGTTCATCGGCCTTGGACTTAAAGGAATAGGTAGTTACTACCTCGCCCTTAAGTTCGGCTGGGAACCTCTACTGAAGGATCTCATCAAGTTGTACACCGTACAGCAAGATGTTGAAAAGAAACTTCAGTGGCTCCTCCGACACAACGGCAAGCCCGTGCGGACACGCGTAATGTTGTCCGACACTCAATCTTCTCCTACTGTTACTTCCGGAACTTTATCCGGCGTAGCACCAGGGTTACCGGATGCATTTTATATAGCATCTAGGAACTGGGAGAAGACATTCCAGACTAAAGAGACTTTCTGGGCTTCGGCCACTTGGAAGTTCTTTCTACCTGAGAATGTGGGCGGTGTAAATTGGCAACCGGCTATTAAACGAGGGCTTTTAGGCCTTAGTCCAAATCCGGCTGTTATTTACAAAGCAATACCGTGGTCATGGCTAATTGATTGGTTCTTCAATGTTGGGAATGTCATTGACAATCTCAACTCTGGAGTAGCCGATAAATTAGCATGTGAGAATTTCTTCGTCATGCGTCGAGTTGAGGAATCTACCCTGATAAAGGGTACGACTACTTTTCTCGGCGTTAATGGCGCGGCAATTCCCGTGATCACGGAGTCAACCTTAACTCGCACTCATAAAATGCGTTTTAGGGGAGACGCCTTCGGTTTCGGCACGAATCCAGCTACGCTGAATTCGGGCCAGCTGGCTATTCTTGGGGCGTTAGGCGCGTCTCGACTTTAGCACAGTGTGTATCAACAATATGCGTAAATCAAGGAGCTTCTAATGCTTGCTGACCCTCAGTCTGTTACAGTTAACGCCGTTGCGGTGAGTCTTCCGAAGACCGTAAATGGTCCCACGTCGAACACCTTCACGAGCGCTGACGGTAACACGTCGATGACGACGAAGCAGAATGTTACTGCAACGCGTTTTCGTCGCGAAGTCCGTCTGTCGAACAAGAAAGTTGCGGCAGATCCGCTGAGCGGTCTCAACAAAGAGCTGGGCCTTTCGGTCTATCTCGTTGTTGACGAACCGCGTAGCGGCTTTACGGACACTGAGATCGGGTACTACATCGATGCACTCAAGGCGTGGTTGACTTCGGCCAACTACAACAAGGTGCTCGGTGGTGAGTTCTAACGAACTCTAGTACTCCCAAGAAATTGGAGTTAAGCTTTAGACGGTCCTACCCGCCCCATTAAGATGGAGGGAGTAGTGAAAAGACCGACCATGCTCGCGAAGGCCGTGCTAGATCAACTAGCATTGGACCTAGGCTTGTCCGTAGAACGCGACCAGCAACGTATTGCTGATCGATGCAAACACGAGGGGCTATCGTTTTTGACGATAACGCTCCCTTCGCTTTGTGACGCCCTTGAACAAGGCATCGAAAGCGGAACGTTCACATGCACGAGTAGTTTCTCGGTACATGGAAGGCTCCCCCGATTTCTCGGAGGTTTCTTCAAACGTGTGTTTGATAAGGATGGTAGGCTACTACCACATCCGTGCCCTGAAACCATAGCTGGTCTCAGGCAACTTCTTCGGTTCTTTAAGAAACTGAAGATAGGCTGTACTCCACGCCGTGAGGCGAAAGCAACAGCGCACTTTGTGGCCGTAGAAGGTGAACTCCGCCGTGTGACCTCTCAGATTGAGAGAAAGGATATTATCCTTGACAGAATTGCGGGAATCATTTGGTCTCAGGTTTTTCCTGAGATTGATCACCACAGTCTTGTTTGCCATCACGGTCCTGGTGTCACTGCTGATCGTCGTCTTTCTAACGAGAGGCATCGTATCAGTAAGTGGAACCTTAGATCGGAGTATTCCTTTCCCAGCGATCTCCACTGCTTCCCCAATTACGGAGTTGCAGCAGAGCAAGCCGCCGGAAAAGAAGGAACCGCGAGTGAATCAGTTGAATACTTATCCTTACGCCATGAACATGGCGTCAGAGTAGTATTTGTACCGAAAACACAAACGGCACCACGGGTCATTGCGATAGAACCCTCACATGTTCAGTATATGCAACAGGCTGTTAAAGACCTGATGTATCCTGTCATTGAGACTCATCGCCTGACTCATAACTCGATCAGGTTTTCTGATCAGAGTGTGAATCAGAGACTCGCTTACGAGAATAGCATTACAAGAGAAAGGGCGACTTTAGACCTGAAAGACGCGTCGGACCGAGTGCATCTGCACCTAGTCCAGCGTATCTTTAAGAACTCAGGTATCCTCGATTATCTCGAGGATTCGCGTTCTCTTCATGCTACTCTGCCATCAGGCCAGAACATTGTACTAAGCAAATTCGCCTCTATGGGTTCAGCTTTGTGCTTTCCCGTAGAAGCTTGTGTGTTTTACACACTATTGCAAAGTGCGATGCACCAGCAAGATGGTATACGTCCGAGTTCGCGATCGATTATGCGTTATAGCAAAAAGATCGATATCTACGGGGACGACATAATTATCCCTGTGGAGTACACGGACACTTGCGTGAGGTACCTCGAGAGCTACGCTCTAAAGGTCAACGTCAACAAAAGCTTCCGGAGTTCACATTTCCGGGAGTCTTGCGGCGCGGATTACTTTAATGGAGTAGACGTTAAACCCGTCTACCTCAGAGAAGTCCCGCATGACGACTCACGCCTATGGGGACCAGACACTATCATGAGTCTTTCTTCTACTGCCGATCAGTTTTATCTGAAAGGTCAGTGGAAAATCGCACAAGTGATACGCGATCTGGTCCGCCAGGTCGCGCGTTGTCCCATACCTCGAGCCCGCGAAGCGGGACCGGGGTTAGCCTTCTTAAGCCTCCTGTATACCACTAATCTCTTTTGGGATAGTGATTTACAATGTTGGAAGCAAAAGAGGCTCGTATACCAACCTACTAAAAAGAAGGATGATATCGATGGTCAACAATGCGCAGTGCTCAACAAATGGGGCATTTCAACGGCACTCAGTAGTGGAAACCGTAACGCGTTCCTTCCCACTCGACCCGGATTATTCCTGGACGAGCGAAGGACCTACGCTAATGGTGACGACTATTGTTCCGAAGAACTGCCAGTCAGTGTTGGACACTATTCCGAATCGCATCATTCACAGGAGGTACGTCGAGCACGCCTTGAACAACGGTTCTCTCCGTTTGGAGATTCTGTCATTCAAGGACTGGGCTCTACGTTCCACTTCGTGGATACGCGGCCGGAGCCTGCTTCTGAGAGAACGAATTTCGGCTTAGCAATCGCTAAGTCTGAACTCGATTTCAGAACCAGTGTGAAGCGCGGCGGCTTCAAGCCGAAACGCCGATGGGTCAGTTTGCATAGCTGACGAGACTTGAGATAGTCTCAAAGGGAGGCAATGTGAAGCTCTTCGGAGATTTGCGGGGCCAGTCGGGAAGAGGCGCCGGAAGAGTTGATCTTCCTCTAGCGCGACGCGGCTTCGGAAGTCTTCGGACGGAAGAAGCAAAGCGGGACGCAAGAGTGGTCGACCCAAGAAGGGCCGCGGAACATCGGATGGCTTTGGCTTTGCCAGGCACCGATAGTTGAAAGACAAGCGAACCCTCGGGTGGCGCAGTCCGGTAAAC